CTTGAATTCATGCAAAAGAATGACTTGGACCTCTATGAGATGATGGACCAACTCGAAGTTGCATTGATTCTGGAATCCATCAAAAAGTGCAATGGCAACTATTCGGCTGCCGCCCGGTTGCTTCGAATCAACCGCACCACCTTCATGATGAAGCTTTACAAAGTCAGGCATTTTGACGTGCCATTTCCAAAAGAACCGGAAGCACCCAAGCCCGAACTAATTGAAGCTGAAAGCTGAAATAGGTCAAAATAGGCAACACCATGGGTGAAAGATTTGGTGGCCGAAAGAAAGGCACCCCCAACAAGACAACCCGGGAAGTCAAAGAATGGTTTGCGTTAGTCTTTCGGATGATCCAGAAAGACCCGAACGTGAACCTTTTGGCTTGGGCCAAGGCCAACCCTTCAGAATTTTATCGGCTTGCTGCTAAGCTTATCCCGGTCCAGAACCAAGTGACCGGGGCCGAAGGCAAGCCCATTGAAGTTGTGGCTAAGCGTGACTTCGAAGCCTTGCCCCTTCAAGACTTGGAAGCAATCGAAGCCATTCTGAACAAGCCAAAGGAATTGGAGTGAATGAAGCGGAAATCCGGGCATTCTATTCCGCCCTTGCAAAGAAGTCTTTCAAGCACTTCATCAAGCTTTCAAAACCTGATTACGAATTCAACTGGCACCATCTTCGCCTGATTGAAAAGCTTCAAGACTTTGCAGACGGCAAAATCAAGCGGTTGATGGTCTTCATGCCACCACGGCATGGAAAGTCTGAATTGACATCAAGGCGGTTCCCGGCTTGGCTATTGGGCCGGAATCCCCGGGCCAAGATCATTGCCACGTCATACGCTGCCGAACTTGCCTCAAGCTTCAACCGGGACGTTCAGCGCATTATTGATGAAGACAAATTCCAAGACCTATTCCCCGAAACAAAACTGAACGGGTCCAACGTCCGCACCACCAAGTCATGGCTTCGCAACAATGACATTTTTGAAGTTGTCAATCATGGTGGATTCTATCGGTGCGCCGGAGTGGGTGGGGCAATCACCGGCTTGGGTGGTGACTACCTGATTGTTGATGACCCATTCAAGAATTATGAGGAAGCGAAAAGCCCGACGATTCGCAAAAAGGTGTTTGAGTGGTACACGTCCACCCTATACACACGGCAAGAAAAGAATGCCGGCATTCTGATCATCCAAACCCGGTGGCATGAAGATGACCTTGCCGGGATGTTGCTTCAGATGCAGCGCAAGGGCGGTGACTTTGCCGACACATGGGAAGTCATCAACTTTCCGGCCGTGCTTGAACACCCGTCCGATGGTGACCCCCGGGAAGTGGGGCAAGCCTTGTGGCCGAACAAGTATGATGAACGGTGGATGAACATCACCAAAACGTCCCTTGGGTCTTTCCAATTCTCTGCCCTATACCAACAAAACCCCACCCCGGATGAAGGGCAATTCGTCCGGGCTTCATGGCTCAAAACCTACGGTGTCACGCCGGACCATTTCGACAAGATTTGCATGAGTTGGGACATGACATTTGGCAGCGAAAAGAAAACGGCCGATTTTGTGGTGGGTGCCGTGTACGGAAAGGTGGGGTCAAGCGTTTACCTGATCGACAAAATACGTGGGCAATGGGATTTCCCCGAGACAATCGCACAATTCAAAAGGCTTGTTGCCAAGCACCCCAAGGTGAATGCCAAGTTGATTGAAGCCAAGGCGAACGGCCAAGCGGTGATTGATTCATTGAAGAAAGAAATCGGTGGCATCATCCCGGTGGTTCCCACGTCTTCGAAGTCATCCCGGCTTGCCGCTTGCCAACCATACTATGAGGCCGGAAACATTTTTTACCCAAGCCCGATGATTGCGCCTTGGGTCGGACAGCACATTGATGAATTGGTTGGCTTCCCCAATGTCAAAAATGATGACTCAGTGGATGCCGAAACCCAAGCAATCCAATGGCTGCTTTCAAGTGGTGTTGCCAAGTTCTCTGACAGCTTCACCGATTTTGTTCCTTCGGGGTTTGATAACGGAAAAATTCACTGGTAGGGTTGTCACATGGGTCTTTTGAATCTATTGCTTGGAAAAAGCGGCAACCAATCACAACCAACACCGGCAGACGTTGAAACAAAGAACGTGCGTGGCGTTGAAGTCAAGGTTTTGGAAATCGGGACCCCGGGCACGGAAATCTATGCCGGCTACCTTTCAGAAGAATATCTGAAGGAATTGACCGGGAAAGAATGGGCGGACAAGGTGGACATGATGCGCCGGTCCGATGCCAACATCCGGATGGTGTTGAATGCAATCAAGCTTCCCCTGAAGTCATCCCCTTGGACCATTGCCGTCAAAGAAAAAACTGAGGAAGCCGAACTTCAGAAAAAGCTTTTTGAAAAAATCCTTTTCGAAGACCTCAACAAATCATTCACCCAATTGCTTGGTGAAATCCTGACGTGCTTGGATTTCGGCTACTCGATTTTTGACATTACCCATGCCGTGAAATCTGATTCTGACCTTGGTGGATACAATGGTCTTAAATCCTTGGGCTATCGTTCACAGCGCACCATTGACCGGTGGAATCTGAATGACTCCCGGGACCTTGAAAGCATCACACAAATTGCCTATGGGGATGAAGGCGGGGCATTTGAACTTGATGCCCGGTTCATTCTGCACTTCGCACCCGAGCGTGAAGGTGACAACTTCGAAGGTGTCTCGGTTCTCCGGGCCTGTTATGGGCCTTGGTTCCGCAAGAATGAATTCTTGAAAAAGCTTTCCATCGGCATTGAAAAGTTTGCCGTTCCAACGGCCGTGTTGACTGTGCCAGAAGGCACCGAAGGCAAGCCGGAAATGGCTGCCGCAAAGAAAGCTTTGTCGTGCTACACGTCCGGGGCAACCAACTACCTGATTCTGCCCGAAGGCTTCAAGCTTTCGTTCAACAATGTGAGTGTTGACGTTGAAAAGATCAGGGCGGCCATCAATGCCGAAAACCAAGAAATGGTGAACAGCATTCTTGCAAGCTTCCTTTTGCTTGGTCAGAACGGTGCCGGGTCACTTGCCCTTGCCGGGTCACTTTCCGATTTCTTCAGTCAGACCATCCAGTACATTGCCGACCACATTTCGGAACAATTTGAGCGCAAGATTTTCAAGCCATTGGTGCAGATGAATTTTGGCCACGGCCGGGTGCTTGTGGACCTCAAGTGTGACGGCTTGGAACATCGGGCCAATGAAGCTTGGGCCAATATGGTCAACGGCTTCATTTCGACCGGGGCAATCAAGGCCGATGAAGACCTTGAAAAGAATCTCAGGGAAAAGTTGAAGTTGCCGCCGGTCCGGGAAGATGAACTTGCCGGCATTGGCGCACCCGGACCATTGACCCCAAGCCCGGTACAACCCGAAGGTGCGGACATTCAAAGCCAAGCATTGAACGGGGCACAGATTGCAAGCCTTGTGGACGTGATCCAAAAGGTTGCGGCCGGATTGCTTCCCCGTGAATCGGCGGTTGAAATCCTTCAGGTGGCATTCCAACTTGACCGGGCCGAAGCTGACCGGGTGCTAGGTGGTGCCGGCGGTTCATTCAAGATTGATCCGGGTGCCCTGAAGTCATTGGCCGAAAAAAAAAAGCCAAAAAAAGAACACCCTGAAGCGCAATTGATCCGGGACGCATCCCGGCGAATCCGGACCTTGGGGCGTGCCATGCTGCCGGCATTTGCCACAAAATATGCCCGGGCCGTCATGATTCAAAAGGCCAAAGCCAATGAAGCAACGGCAATCAAGGCACCCGTCAACGCTTCCGTGCCAAGCCTAGCAGCCTATCAGAGCGCACTTCGGGCGGCCTATGCCATTGCATCAATCCAATCGGCAGACCTTCAGGAAAAGGCGTTTAGGGGGTCCAAAAGGAAGCTTTCGGAATTCCGGCTTGCGTCCACCAAATTGAAGCGGGTGACCGATGCCATCAGTCAATTTGAATCAGCCTTGAAGGAATTGGAAGCGGCACAGACCACCACCGAACTTGACTTGGCAATTGGCAACGTCTTCAGCGTATCGGACCGGGCAAACGGGATCTTTTTTGAATACGTTTCATTTCCTCAAAAGCAAGCAATCACGGCCAAGGCTGAAGTGTTCAGTGACACCCAAAAGAATGACATCATGAAGGCGGTTGACCTTCAATATCAGTCTTCCCTTTCCTATGCCGACGACAATCAATTGGAAGATGACATGATGAATGCAGCAGAAAAGGCAATCAACGGCCCAATGACTGTGGCCGGCCCGGACGTTCAGGCATCCCAAGTGGTGAATGAATCCCTTGATGAAGCGGCCGAGCGGTTCAGTGAAGAAACCGGCATTGAAATCGTGTCACACACCTTTATTGCTGTGGATGATGATGCCACCACCGAATTGTGTTCAGAACTTGACGGGTCCACCTTCGGGCCGGAAGATCCCGATTTCAAGAAATACACGCCACCATTGCACTATAATTGCCGTTCATTCATGCAAGTGAATACAAGTCAGACCCGGGACAATCCAGAAATCACCGGGGCACCCAAGCTTTCCAAAAAGGCACAATCCCAATTGGTGCTTGCTGAATCGGCACCTGCTCAATTTGAATTGGCCGAATACCAAGGCCGGAAGGTTGAACTTGAAAAGCCATTCCGCACCCCGGAAGGCCCGAAAAAGTTCGGGGTTTATGTCAAGAATGACAAAGGCAATGTTGTGCTTGTCCGTTTCGGTGATCCCAACATGGACATCAAGCGTGATGACCCCGAGCGAAGAAAGAACTTCAGGGCAAGGCACAAGTGTGATGTGGACCCCGGGCCAAAGTGGAAAGCAAAGTATTGGTCTTGCAAGTTCTGGTCAGATGAAAAGGTTGGCGAACTTGTTTGACTGTCAAAATAAACTGAATTGAAGCACGACAACAAAAGTGAAAGGATTGTTTCATGTCTAGTGGTTACAAGATCAAGATGACAAAGTTCATTCTCGGTGATGATGGCTTGGTGTCATCCACCGGTGAGCGCATCCGGTCCATGCAAATCTTGCGCACCGGTGCCTTCAGTGACCCCCGGTATGGCCGTTTTGAAATCACCAAGCCCATGTTGGCCGACATGGTGAAGAATTTTTCCGAAGGTGTTCGGGGCGTGATCCCGGCACTTGATTACAAGCATGAATCGGATGATGTGGCCGCCGGTTGGTTCAAAAGCCTTTACTTGAAAGAAGACGGGGAAGAACTTTGGGCCGATATTGAAATGACCCCCAAGGGCGAAAAGATTCTTGGTGATAAAGAATTCGGGTATGTGTCGGCAGACTTTGACACCGAATATCAGGACAATGAAAATCTGAAAAAGTTTGGTTGTGTTTTGCTTGGTGCGGGTTTGACCAACCGGCCAGTCATCAAACGGATGGAAAGTGTGATTCAACTTTCTGAAAAAGAAAAAGATCCCGTTTCCGAAAAAATCAGCAAGCTTGTTGGCGAGGGTTATCCTCAAGACCAAGCGGTTGCCATTGCTTTGGAAATGGAACGAAAAGGCAAACTGTCAGAAGGAGACAAAGAGATGGAAGAAAAAATGAAGGAAATGGAAGCCAAGCTTTCTGAAATGGAAGCCAAGCTTGCCGAATCTGAAAAGATGTGTGCCGAATACAAGGCGAAGCTTGCAGAAATGGAAGCAAAGCCGGCCGAAGAAATGAAGCCGGAAATGCCCGAAGAAGAAAAGAAACCAGAAATTGAAATTGAACTTGCCGCAGCCAAGAAAGAATTGGCCGAAGTGAAAGGGAAATTGACCCTTGCTGAAAAGACTTCGGAGTTTTCCATTCTTTTGGCCGAAGGCAAAGCTTGTGAAGCACAGCGTGAAGCATTCATTGCGGGTGACATGAAGTCTTTCATTGAAAAGGCCGTCCCTGTAAAGCTTGCCGAAAGCGGCCATTCCGCAAAACCCCCGGTTGAAGTGGGTGGGGATGCACAAGAAGAAGTTCTTTCACTGGCAAAAAAGCTTAGTGAAGAAAAGAAAATCAGCATGAAGGAAGCAATTTCCCAAGTGCTGAAAACCAACAACAAGCTTGCTGAAAAAATCAGCAAGTAACAGGAAGGAAAAAAAAGAATGTCTCAAGTTTACTTGAAGCCAATCATTCAAGCTTTCTCTGCCGGTGCCGATCTTTCGGCGCATCAGTATAAGCTTGTGAAGTTTGACGCAACCAACAACAGCGTTGTCCTTTGTGGCAATGCTGAAAAGCCCATGGGTGTTCTCATGAATGCCCCGGCATCTGGCGAACTTGCCGAAGTTGCCGTGCAGGGTGGTGCCAAGGTGAAAATTGGTTCCACTATGTCCACCCTTGGTGGTTCGATTGCATCCGCTGCAAGCGGTGTTGCACGTGCTGCCGTTGCCGGTGAATGGGCAATTGGTACACAACAAGATGCAGGTGTTTCGGGTGACATCATCCCGATCATTATCGACCTTCACCAACTTGACGCATAATTGAAAGGAAACAAACACAATGGCACAAACAAAAGCAATTGTTGATAAGCTACTGACAAATGTGTCCAACGGGATTTTTCCCGCCGGATACATTGCCGACAAAGTTCTGCCCGAACTTGTTGTGAAACAAAAGTCTGGATTGATCGGCTCTTATGGCAACAACCATTTGCGCCTTTCGGATGACCTGATTGGTGGCCGTGCTGAAGCACGCCGTGCCGATCCTATCACCCGGGCTTCCCAAACCTATCTTCTTGAATCGCACGCCCTTGAAGGCGTTGTGACCCAAGACGACTATGCCAACGTTGAACAGCCTTATGACGCTGAAGCGGATGAAGTTGCAGGATTGACCCACCTTGTTCTGACCAACAAGGAACGGGCTTTCGCAAGCACCCTTTTCAGCACTTCGGTTTTCTCGGGCCGTGTTACCACCCCGGGCACCAAGTACGGTTCTAGCTCTTCGGACCCACTTGCTGACTTCAAAACCGCTCAGAATGCAATCGTTGATTCTGTCGGAATGCAGCCAAATGCCGTGATTATGTCTCAGAAAGTTTTCAACATTCTGAAGTATCATCCACAACTTGCTGACGTTCTCGGTTTCAAATACAATCAAGCCGGTTCCCTGACTGCACTTGATATTGCAAACGCTCTGAACGTTGAAGAAGTGTTGATTGCCAATGCACCATATAACAGCGCAAAGGAAGGCCAAGCTGACTCCATGACTCAGATTTGGGCCGACTCCATGCTGTTCTATGTGAAGCCGAAGGCGGCCGCAAAATATCAAATCAGCCTTGGTTACTCCATGAAGCTTTCCGGGATTGCCGGACGTGAAGTGTACAAGTATGACCTGAACAATCCTCCCGGAAGCACCGGAATCATTGTTCAAGACGTTTATCAGTGCAAGCTTGTAAACGCATCTGCCGGCTACTTGCTGAATTCGGTTCTCTAATTCTCCGATGCACCCCACCCCCTTTGGGAATCCCTTTGGGGGTGGGGATTTTAACAGAAAGGAAGACCCACGGTGTACGCAACAACACAAGACATTGAAGGCGAATTCAAGGCCACACAATTCACTTCATCATCTGCCGTGACTTCCAACCAAGTGCTTGATTGGATCAAGCAAGAATCAGCTTATATCAACGGGATGATTGCCCTTCGGTATGTCACCCCGGTTGCTTCCACTTATGAAGAAGCATTTTTGATTCTCAAAAGAATTTGCGTGTACCGGGTTGCCGAGCGTGTAAAGAACAAGCTTGAAGTGAAATCCGGCATTTCCCAAACCGATCAGGAAGTGAAGGCGTTGAACTTCACCCGGACCCCAAACGCTGACCTGAAGGCTATTGTTGACGGGGATTTGATTTTGAAAGGTGTTCCCCTTGTGTCTTCAACCGGTGCCGTGTCTTCATGGTGTGAGCCGGATTGTGATTCATCAGACTGCCACACCTTTGACGGGTCACAACAATGGTGAACTTCAAGGTTGAGAATCAGTCAGTATTCGCAAACCTGTCAAAGTATGGTGAACAGGTTTCAGACCTTCGGCCGCCCCTGCTTCAGATTGCCCGGGAATTCTACAAATCAAACAAGTTCATTTTTGACGTTGGTGGTCCAACCCAAAGAAAATACCCCGACTTTACCGGGCCGAAGATTGCCCAAACGTGGCAAGACCCGGGCCGCCCTTGGATGCGCACCCGTGACGGAAGCATGACGGCCTACCAATGGGCCAAAACGCAAGCAGAATGGCCGGGAGTGAACACTAGGGGTTACCCATTGCTTCGGGCATCCGGTGCGCTAGAACGGTCAATCACGCAAGATGGTGACACCAATTCGGTGAAGGTCATCACAAAGAAAAGCTTGGTGATTGGGACCAATGTTGAATATGGAATCCATCACCAATTCGGGGCACCAAAGGCGAACGTTCCAATGCGAAAATTTTTGTTCATTGATGCGTCAACCGATCAAAGGCTTTCCAGACGGTCCGAAGCTTGGACCAAGGCGATTCAGACTTACATTGAAAGGTTGATTCCAACCAATGGCTAAGTTCACACTTGAAACACTTTTGGACAAGCTTGCCGACCGGATGAAGGTTGAATTGCAATATCAGATTGATGCAATCAACCAATTGAATGATGACTTTGATTTGCCAAGCTTAGATGATGATGCGTGGATTGCCGGAAGCCTTGATGAACGGGTGGGCAACTACAATGAATTTTGCTTCTATTACGTGGACGACTTGCAAAGCATTGTGAACGGCCCACAAGTTGTGTCTTCCGTGTCGATTGAATTTGACCTAGTCACAAGTCAGCGGGAAGATGGAATGGATTATCGAAGAATCTTGAGATACCAACAAGCCTTGATGGATGCGGCATCTGAAGTGTGGGGGAAGGTTGGGAAAGGCTATGACAAGGCCACAATCACAGCACTGAACCCAATAGACATAAAGCTTTTCAATTCGTCATACTGGTCAAAAGTGATTGGTGTGCGGTTTGAGTTCAACCTAATAAACTAATGGAGGAAATAAAAAATGCCACTGTCACAGCCTAGAACATTATTCGGGGTCCATAGTCTGACCCCCTACAATCGTCAAACCATGATTCCCTACGGTGAAGCGCAAGTGCTTCAAGGGTCCACCTTCGCACTTGAAGGCGGCCTCATTGAATTGAAAGGCGGGTCTTCCCGCTTTACTTGGGCCGTTGAAGACGGGGACATTGACGCAACCCTTTCTTTCACCGTTTCGGAATATCCAAATTGGCTTTTCGAATTGTTTGGTGGAAAGGCACCAACCGTTGGGTCCGCTGAATCTTCCGGCAACGTGAGCGCAATTGCTGACGTGTTCGGCACTTCGGTTGTTGCTGCAACCGGTATTGCTTCGGTGACTGCCATTCCTTCAACCGGTGCGGCAAACCTGAAAATGGGCAAGTATGTTGTAAAAGCAACTGCGGCCGATGCCTTCACGGTTTACACCATGTCAGATGCAGACTTTGGCCGTGGCACTGACGGATCATTCATTGATGATTCACTTGCCATCTTCAGTCAGACCGGTGCAACCACCGGGTCCACCTATGACATCACCGCTTTCGGGCTTCGCATCACCATGGGCGCATCTGCAACCGCAATGACCCCGGGTGACACCGCAAGCTTTGATGTGCGCCCAATCAACACCTTCAACCGCAGCGTGCGGATTGGTGGGATTGCTGACAGCTTCCCGGAATTCGGTTGCGTGATTTACGCACAGAAATCCGGTTCCGGTGCGCTGTTTGAAATCGACGCATTCAAAATGAAGGCAATCGGCATCAACCTTGGTGCTGAAAGAAAAGCCTTCGGACAATCCGAATACTCCGCAAAAGCCGCATACGATACAGCAAAGAACGGCATTTGTGAGATTCGGGAAGTTGAATAATCCAGACGCAACCACACACTTGTTTCATGGATGAAGTGCCCCCCGGGATTCGACACCCCGGGGGGTTTTTTATTGGGTCAAATTGTGAATCCAAACCTCATTCCCGGTTTCGGGGTTTTTATAGGTCAACCGGGGAAGGCACCAACATTCTTTGTCGGCAATGTGTTCTTTGTGTGAATCAAGATCGGGCAAATGGTGGAATTCCGTTATTTCATCGGGAAAGTTCAGGTCTTCATCCCTTTTTTTCTTGATCATGTTTCGGCCTTTTGAAATTGAGGATTGCGTGCCGGATCATGGCCGAGACATTCCCCTTGAAGAAATGCAGGGACCGGGCAATCAAAATTTTGTTGGTCTCCGGGTCAATCCTGAACCGCACAACCTTGTTCTTGTTCGCTTGTTTTTTCGCCTTCATGTGGCTACATTAGCATTATGTTGAACAAACCACAAAGACCATCTGTGTTCCTGAAGAATGTTGGAAAGCCGCTTTACCTGAATTTTGTCACCATTGAAGATGAAGACTTTTTCAATGAACGATTCCCGGGCAACGCCCTGATTGAAAGCCTGCAAGCCGGTGACGTTAATTCAGTGTTGGAAATCTTTTGGCGGCTTTTGGACAATGACGGAAAGCGGTTGATTCGTGATGCCAAGCTTGTCCGGTGGGAAGGCATGAAGGAAGTGATTGTGGCCACAGATGACCCAATAGAAAAGCTTCGGTTGATAGTGTCAGGTGGGGAAGAAATCACAGCCATGATGGAAGCCATTTGGGGAGTGAAGTTGAAATCAAACCCTGAGCCTAAGTTGACGCAAAAAAAAAAGAATCAGGCGGCCGAAGCTTGAGTGATGCCGAATTGGTGGACCTTTTCAAATTCGAATACGGAATGAGTATTCAGGAAATGCGCTCACTGACAAGACGGGAATTGTCAGACTTGCTTGATGCTATGGTGTCAAGAAAGAAAGGATACCCCGAAGAAGAAGTGCCTGTTAAGATTGAAGCAACGGATGAAATCAAGGCCAAGATTGCGAAGGCAAGGGGCAAAAGGTTTCAAGGGGTGACAGATGGCGGCCAGCAATCAACTGACAATTCAAATCACGGGTGATGAATCAGACCTGAAGAAAGCCTTGGAAAAGGCGGCCAAAGATATTCAGGACACATCAAACCAAATCAAGAAAAGCGGGAAAGATGCCGGCACAAATTTCGGCACCGGCTTTTCGGATGGTGCCCGGGGAAAGCTTCGCCTTGTCACCGAAGGATTCAAAGAAATTGAAACAACCGCAGCATCCGGGTTTGGTGGAATTGCCCAAAGCTTTTTGACCTTGGCGGTTAATCCAATCACGCTTGGTGTTGCCGCCATTGGTGCTTCCGTCATTGCAGCCTTTCAATTTGCAAAGATCGGTGAAGAAAACAAAAAGATTGGTGAAACATTCTCCCGGTTTGCCAATGATGCCGGGCTTGATGCCGAACGGTTGAAGGAAAAGATTTCAGACGTTGCGGACGGATTCGTTGACCTTGAAGACGTTCTCCCTCGAGCCGGTCAGGCGGTGCTTGCCCTTGGGAAGAATGCCGAGCGCATCCCGGAAATCCTTGCCCTTGCCCGAAACATCGGGGTGCAGACCGGGCGGGACGTGAAAGAAGTCTTTGATGAATTGACCAAAGGCATTGAAAATCAAAACGTCAAGCTTTTGAGAAACAACAGCATCCGCCTTGATTCCGATAAGGTGCTTCAGGATTATGCCAAAAGCCAAGGGGTGCTTGTCACACAGCTTTCCGAAGCGGCCAGACAACAAGCCTTTTTGAATGCCACGCTCGAGCAAGGGTCAAAGAAGTTCGGGGAAGTGGGGGCGCAAGCGGCACCGATTCAGGGCGGAATCAAAAAGCTTGAACTTGCCTTCGATGACTTGAAAGATGCGATTGCGGCCGTTGTGAATTCCAATCTTGGGGTGTTCTTTGCTGAAGTCATCAATGATGCGGCATCTGCAACCAAGGCCGTGGCCGAATTCTTCACACCGAAAAAGGAAGGTCCGGCAACAATTGCCGACCAAATCAAAGAAGTCAAAGCAACAATTGATCAGATTAGCGAATCGAAGCTTTCAAATCCGGCTTTTGCTGAAGGATACAACCGGCAACTTGATGAAGCCAATGCCAAGCTTGCCGCCCTTCAAACGGTTCAGAATGCCATTGATCAGGCCAACACACAAAGGGCACAGCTAACCAAGGAAGAAGTGGTGGCCGGTGAAACGGATGCCCAAATCACCGCCCGGGTTGAAAAGGAAATGCAAGCCCAAGCCGAACTTGCAGCAATCAAGGCCGAAGGCCGGGCAATCGAACAGCAAGCCGAACTTGACCATCAAATTGCCCTGACAGCAATTGAGAATGACGGGGACATGAACAGCCAAGCCGTCAAAGACATGGCATTCCAAGCACAGATTCAGCGCAATGCCATGGAATATGAATCAGCATTGGCCAAGGCACAAAAGATCAAAGACATTGGACAGCGTGAAGCGGCCGAAGATGTTGCCCGGCAAAAGCTTGTGGCAGCCAATAGGAAAGCCGTTGATGCCCAAGGGGTCATTGATGCCAAGGCTGCGGCAGATGCAAAGCTTGCCATTGAAAACAATCTTTTCAAGGCGGCAACCATGTTGGCAGATCAGCAATCAGCACTTGGCAAAACCCTTGCCGTTGCCCAAGCCGTCCGTCAAACCTACTTGGCAGCAACCGCCGCCCTTGCCCCACCACCCGTTGGTGCCGGTCCCTTGTTCGGTCCCGCCCTTGCAGCTTCAACAATTGCCCTTGGGATTGCCCAAGTTGCAAAGATTACGGCAGCCAATACGGGTGCCCTTGTGACCGGTGGCCAACCCGGGCAAGACACCAATCCATTCTTGCTTTCCAAGGGTGAAATCGTTGCCCCGGCCAAGTCATTTGATGAAGTTGTGGAAGGCACAGCCCGGCAGCGTGGCTTTGTGAAGGGTGGGGAATCCGGGCAAACAGATGCCTTGCTGCGGGAATTGATTGACAAGATCGACACCAAAAGTGTTTCAATCACAGTCAACACCGATGTTGTGGCCGATGACAATGGAATCAACACATTGGTGCAAAGAATACGGGATGCCATAGACTTCAATGCGGCACCCACATTGGGGTGATTCATGTCATTATATATTCCGAGAATTGAATGGAACGACCAAAGCGTGACAGGAACAAGGACAAGCGGAAATCCGACAATTTCGGGGATCACTTCAACGGCCGGGATCAATGCCGGCATGATTGCCAACGGGACTGGAATACCCACCGATGCGGTGGTGATTTCAAAGACTGTCAACAGCGTGACCTTGAGCGCAAACGCAACATCATCCGGAACCTCAGGCGTGAACTTTCTGGAAAGGATTGATTTCGAATATCCACCAAGTTCGGATACCGAAGAAGAATTGAAGCCCAAGCAATCCATCACCGAATCACTTTCGGGGTTGACCCAAGTGGTCACCGATTACTTGGAAGCATTCCGCACCGTTGAAATGGGTTTCTTGACTGTGACGGTTGCCGACAAGTTGAAAGACAATTTTTATCTTTACGCATACACCGGGCAAAGTTTTCGGTGGTTCCCTGACAAGGCATTTCCGGCTTCCTTCCAAACCTATGAATTGGGCAAGTGGGATTTCTCCCGGGATAGACAAGTGAAGAAACACCCGTCATTTCTTTACCGGATTAAAATGACATTCCGTAGGGTGGTTTGATGGAATACGCTGACGCACTAACAGAAAAGAAATACATTCCCAATGTCATCATCAGCATTCTTGGGAATTACTTTTCAATCAGGCAACCCGATTCGGGCCTGACAGTGCCAAGCGCAAACAACGGCCTTGTGACTTCCCTTTCCCTGAATCCTTCAACCGTGGACCCATTCCGGCCATCGGTGGCCATCAATTCAAACAGCTTCAAATTGATTGACCGGGGCGGTGTGGTCACTTCCCTTTTCAATGGCAACCCTGAACTTTTCCAAGGTGAACTTTGTGAAATATGGCTTGGCCGTGTTGGTGTTGGCATGGACTTTTCAGAATATCTGAAAGTGACCGACACCTATGTGACCAAGGTTTCAAGGGCAGATGGTTCCTATTCATTCAGCACACAGGAGGCAAAAGACAGACTGAACAAAGATGTTTATTCTGAGCAAAACAAGCTTGGGGCAAACATCATCCCTGCAACCACAACAATCACGTTGCAGTCACCGCCGGCGAATACCTCGGGACTCATTAAAATCAACAATGAGTTTATTTCATATTCGGGGGTTTCAGGCAATCAAATCACGGGATGCATCAGGGGGGAGGAAGGAAGCACGCCATCAAGCCATGACTTGGGTGATGATGTGTTTTTTGCCGAAGTTGTTTCGGGGAATCCTATTGATTTGCTTCTGAAGCTTTTGATTTCGCCGGCCGGCGGTGGTCCATATTCTGTTTTGCAAGACGGTGCAAACCTTGATCAGACCTTGATTGACGTTGCCGAATTCGAAGCACTTCGGGATGAATACTTTTTGGGCCAAACCTATGACTTCATTTTGTATCAAATCGACAATCTGAAGACTTTCATTGAACAAGAAATCCTTTCCCCGGCTGGCATCAGGCTTCGGGCAAATCTGAATTCAAAAATTGGCCTTGGAATTCTCAACAAGCCGGTCATCAACCTTGACGCTCCGGACCTTGATGATGACCAATTGACCCGGCGGCCGGCCTATTCGGTTGATGAAACAAAGATTGTGAACCATTTGAACATTCAATGGGGTTATGACTGGCCATCCGGAAAGTTCACCAAAATCACAACCTATGTTGATGCGCCTTCGGTGGCATCTTTTGGGGATCGGAAGGCCGTCAATCTGAATTTCAAGGGCGTGACCACCCAAGCGGACGTGGATGAGATTGCGAAGAATTACTTTTTGCGGTTTGCCTATCCAAAGCCGTTGATTGATACCAATGCGCACATGAGTGCTTCGGCTTGGGGATTGCTTGAAAAGCCAACCGTCATTTCAAACCAAATCCCGACAAGTGCCGGGGACCTCAATTTCATTGATTCGCTTGAAGTGCTTCAAAAGGCAATCAACTACCAGACCGGGGATGTGCGCTTTCAGCTTTCGGCCACACAATTCACCGGGCTTCGGGTGTGCTTCATTGCCCCAAGTGACACAATTTTGACATTCAGCAATCAAAAGACTGTGACGGTTGGTGCCGGTAGGGGTGCCCAATATCGGGTGGGGTGGAAGATGCGCCTTTATGACAACGCAACCCGAGATTGGTTGCCCGATCCGATCAACACCATTGTTGGCATTGCCGGGGATGTGATCACATTTGAAAACGATTGGACCACCACATTGGTGAACAATGCCCAAAAAATCACGTTTGCCAACTATGATGACGTGACTTCACAGCAAAAGCGGTTTTGTTTCATTTCGGATGATGGCAACAATTTCACCGATGGACTTCCATCATATTTGATTTCATACTGAGGAAAATTTATGGCACTTCCATACCCAATAGCAGCAGGACAAACAGATGCACAAAGCCCGGTTGATGACAATTTGATGGATTCAATCAGGCTGGACCTTGGATACCTTGACACGGCAATCACAAGCGTTCAGTCATTTGACTATCAATTCAAAATGAATGGGCCGCTTGCAGCACTGACACCGGCTTTCGGTATGTACAAAAGGCTTGATGGTGCGCTTGTCGTAAAAGAACAAACCTTGCAGGTGGTGCGCCTTTACGCTGAAGTGCCCGGTACCACCGGCACACTTGAAATTGACCTGAGAAAATACCGGTCAACCAATACACCGATCATTTCGATTGCCAAACAGTATTCACAAAACATCAATTCGATTGCCCAAATTGCACCGGGCATTGCCACACAATCCATTTCACGGGTGACTTCGACAATCAGCACCCAATCAATCACATATTTCAAGCCGGCAATCAACATTGCTTCAATCACCAACATTGGGAACAACCTTTCACGCATCAATCTGGCATCGGCCGTTGATTCAACCTATGTTGCCGGGGACGTTATCACGGTTGCCGGTGCAACCAATGCGGCCAACAACGGTCAATTCTTGGTGTCACGCATCAATGATGATGGCCTGAACAATCTTGTTGTCATAAATGGTTCGTCCGTTGATCAGAATTCGGCAGCCGGGACCATCCAGTTGATGGCATTTTCATACAACTTCACCAACCCCGTCAGCACCCAATTTGTTGCGGGTGAAGCTGCGGTGTTCGCCGGCCACACAACGGGTGGCAACAACGGAACATTCAACATTTTTGCAATCAACCAATCCGGCAACAACATCATTGTGAAGAATAACACCGGGGCAACCCAAGCGGGTGTTGCAGGGACGGCAGACGTTTGCCGGTGGGTTTACACTTATTCAGCTTCAGTGCCTTCGGATTTTGTTGCGGGTGAACGTGCGCAAATGGCCGGTCACACTTCGGGCGCAAACAACGGAAGCTTTGTGATTGTCGCAATCAATTCGGGTGGCAACAACATTGTGGTCATCAACAATGCCGGGGTTGCTCAAGGTGCGGCAGCCGGAACAGCAAACACTTTGCGTTGGGTTTATGCGTTGCCGGTTGATCCATCTTCTCAATTCATAGTTGGGCAAAATTGTGTGACAAGTGGCACAACCAATGCGAACAATTCGGGCACTTTTGCGGTGGTTCAAATCAACCGATTGGCAACCAACAACATTGTTGTTTACAACCAAAACGGGGTGGCGCAAGCCGGGGCAGCCGGTACGCTTGCCCATGAACGGACCATCATTTCATTTGCATCTGACCAATCTGCAATCTATACAACGGCAAGCAACGTGGAAGTGATCGGCACAACATCAACTGCAAATCAGGGTTATTTCAATGTTGTTGAAGTCAACCGTGGGGGTGGTGCCAACTACAATGTGGTGGTCATCAACACGGCATCGGTAGCGCAAGCCAATCCGGTTGGACGCATTGCGATTGAATCAAAGTCAATTTTTGCGACACGGCCAACGCTTGTTTATCCATACGATTCATTTTCTAACACATACAACAACGGGTCACTTCGGTTTGTGACTGCAACAGGTGGGGCATTCAATGCCGAAGCAACCATCACGGCAAGTGACGTGGCAAATGGTATTGTGCTTGGCTTTGATATTGTCAGAATTCCATCTGGTGCAATCGCTGACATTGTGATTCAAATAGCATAAAGGGGAGAAAAAATGGCAACTTCAATCAACACTGCAGAAATTCCGGTCAGTATCGTTGCAAGCGCAACGGCTGCATCATACACCGTGCCATCGGATCGCTATGCGGTTGTCAGGGCGCAAGTCAAAACAGGTGGAACCTTGTCAATCGGTGGCGTTGTCGTTCTCGGTTCTGATACATGGTCGGTCATTACAAACTCGAACAATATGTTTCGAACCCCCGGGAATCTTCAAAATCAGGGATTTTCTGGCGTTACTGCAATCAATGGAATTTTGGCCGTTGGTGGGCCGAGCAACAATTTGCAGGCTTTCACTGGCGGGCCAAACATCATTACCAGTACCGGATCACAGTTTTTTACGACAACCGGTTACGGAACAAATGCTGTTTATGGTGTTGGAGTATATGGCAATGACACCGCCAGAACATCGGATACGGCCCAATTCAAAGTACCTGCCGGAACAGTGATTGTTGGTGCGGGTGACTCTCGCTATCTCATTGAACTTTACAGAATCCCCGGATCAGCAACCTGAAAGGAAAATCATCATGTTTATCGTTTCAATTTTAGGAAAAAAACAACTGTTCCTCAATTCAAAAACCGACGACTTCATCAGGCTTTTGCCAAAACAATTTGATTGTGACGAATCCGATATCGAGGTCGAGTATTTGGACGAAGCCGATCAAAAAACAATCAAGCGTGAAATGAAAATCAACCCTGACAAAGGGTACAGGTTTGATTTTGATGAAAAAAAATTGTTTGAAATTACACGTGCGAAATTCAAACCGGGAGACCTCAATCCTGAACACATAATGAACAAACAACCGAAACCAAATGATGAACCATCGTCGGACCCTACCGCAATTGAATATGATGATTTTTTGGAATTAACCATCGAAGAAAAAAAAGAATATCTCAAGCGTGTTTCATGGGTTCCGAGGAACTGGGAGCAAATCGAATACTCTGTCATTGTCGGAACAGTTGGATCTGATTTGATGTTCAACGCCGATTCCCATGAGTGCAAAGAATCAGTTCGAGAAGTGCTGACATTCAAAACAAAGAAGGTCACAAAAATCAATTATAGCCAAACCGTCAACATCTTGACCGGTGAAATCGGCATGAAGGTTGATTCAATGGAGTTTGAAGAATGATCACCGAAGACCGGCGCAATCTAATTCTTGCGGTTGCCGATGGTCACGGGGATGCATTCCCATTTCTTCATTCATTGGAAAAAGCCAAGCGAAGGGAAGAAATCTATTCGTATTTTGTCCGGCAAAAGATCACCGGCAAGAAATTCGTGACCTATTTTGCCGAACGGAAATTTAGTTTGCTTCAGGTCATGTCAGACGTGCTGACTGAGATTGACCGAAAGAAAAAGGAAGCCATCATTGCGGGGGTGGACCTGTGAGCCAAAGGGTCATTGACTATGCCAAGCCCGGGGTAAAGGATCGGCTTGAATGGCTTTGTGTTGAAGCCTTCATGATTCTTTGTGATGTTGTGCTTTGGGCACGTGGCAAGCAATTGCCGGTGGTCATTTCGGATGCCGTCACTTCCATTGATGAAGATGAAGCCTTGAAGCGGACAAGTTCGACGCACCGGGAAGGCCGGGCTTTTGACCTTTCCACCCGGGGATGGTCCAAAGACAACATTGATGAATGCGTCCGGGTCTTCGGCTTCAAATATCGGCACCTTGCTGCGATTGGTGGGGATGGAAACCCCCGGCTTGTATATTTCCACAATGCCGGCACCGGGGACCATCTGCATTTTCAGGTGGCCAAACGGTTTGCCATGCCGGTTCAGAAATTTGCAAGTGACGAAAAAAAGGCATAGGCTGTCATTGGAGGAATAAAACATGGACTTGATTTCAATTATCGCAAAGGCACAAGACGCATTGGGTGCCATTTCTATGGTGTTGACCGGCTTGATTGCCATTTCCCTATTGATCCCGGGAGAACAGCCAGAAAAGGCATTGCAAGCGGCCTTGGACTTCATCAAAAAGTTTTCCAAAAAGTGATGGAATTGATCGGACCATTGCTTGCCCTGCTTTCCGAAGTGGGCAAAATGGTCAACTTTCACAATTCCAATGCCGTCTTGGAACGGATTGAAGAATTAAAAAGGGTTTATGAACAAGAATTGGCTAAGGGTCCGGGGCGTGATGACGCTTTGGTTTACTCTGTGCGTTTGGAGTTGCGCAACATCTGCAACCTATATTGTGCCGCTATTAAAGGACAGGCCACTAAGGGTTGACATTGAAACACCCCGCACGGTTTTCCGGTGGTACAAGGTGAAGCCGTGTGGATTTCTTGACTTGTTTCGATGCAAAGAAGAAGTCTTGGAATATGACTTTGATTTGTCCAAGCGTGAAGACCGGGTCCGGTTCAATGAAATGGGGTTTGAATGCCTAGTCCCCGAGCATCCCTAAGGGGTGCCAAGGCCAAGGCATCGGGCCGGTTGTTTGAAAACATACTTGCTGCCCGGTGTGCCCGGGACGGCATCAAGTTTGAGCAATTGCCTAGTGGGTGCCGATGGATTGGGAAGGTGGCGGTGCCGGCCAAATCCCCTTTTGACTTCATCATTGCAAAAGACGGCAATGTTGTTTTCTTTGATGCAAAGTCAATTGATGCCACAACCTTCACAAGATCGGCTTGCAAACCCCACCAAATTGAATCATTGGCCGGTTTTGAACTGTCAGGATTGACGGCGGGTTTTGTTGTTTGGCTAAGGGCAACCGGGCAAGTGGTCTTTTTCAAGGCATCACAGTTGAAAGCGTTGCCCCCCCGTTATAGTCTGAAAGTATCAGACGGGATTCTGTTAGGATCAGTTGACACCTTGACCTTGGAGGGTTTGTTGAATGGGAAAGCCGGAAGAAAATCAGACCTTCAAGAGAAGTCACCCGGACTTTGATTTTTTCTTCAACAAACTGGCTTGGGCCGCCATTACTTGTGTTGTATCTTTTGCAGCAATCCAATTGAACAAGCTTTCTGACAACGTGGCAGAATTAAATAAAAACATGACGCTTGTGGTTTACCAATTGCAGACGGTTGAAAAGCAATCGGACCAATTCAGGCGTGACCTTGAAGACCTTGTGGAAAGGGTCAACAAGTTGGAGGGCAGAAAATGAGTGCCGGACCTTATGAACTAGAAATTGAACAGGGCGTTGACCGGGTAATTGCAATCACGCTGAAAGACAAAACCACCGGGCTTCCGTTGAACTTGACCGGGTGGACATTCCAAATGCAGATTCGTGAGAAATACACTTCAACTTCGGTGTTGTATTCCCCGACAATCAACATCACCGGTGCGCTGACGGGTGAAATCCAAATTGTTTTGACCGATACGGACACGGCCGCATTGCCGGCCAAGGCTTTGGTTTATGACCTTGAAGGCACCAGACCCGACACAACCAAGATCAGGATTTTGAAGGGTCCATGCATTGTTGATCCGGAAGTGACAAGATGAGTGACCAATTCCAAGTCATCATTGTTGATGATCCACAGAACTTGGTGATTGAAATTGAAACGGTGGTGCAGCCGGACATTACGGTTGAAATCAGCCCGGACCCCACCACATTGATTGTTGAAGTTGACAACGGGATTGTTGGGCCGCAGGGTCCAACGGGTCCAACTGGACCGGCCGGCCCGGGCGTTGCTGCGGGTGGAACAGCCGGGCAAGCACTGACCAAGATTGACGGCACCAATTACAACACCCAATGGACCACAATTGACAAAGCCTTTGTTGGGCTTGGGAACGTTGACAATACTTCAGATTTGAACAAGCCAATTTCGACGGCAACCCAAACGGCATTGAATGCCAAGGAAGATGTTGCCAACAAATCAACCGCAACCACCCTTGGAACGTCCGATGTTCTTTACCCTTCGCAAAATGCCGTCAAGACTTATGTGGACAATGCTATTGTGGCGGGTGCTACACCTGACGCAACCGCTACACTAAAAGGAAAGGTGAAGCTTGCCGGTGATCTTTCCGGCACGGCCGATCTTCCAACCGTCCCGGGATTGGCAAACAAAGAAGACGTTGCCAACAAATCAAACAACACGGCACTTGGCACTTCGGCCACCCTATACCCCACCCAAAATGCGGTGAAGGTTTACGTTGATGCGGCCATTGGCGTTGTTGACTCTGATATTGATGCATACAGGGAATTGCAAAAGGAACCGACAGGCTTCCCCAATCGCACTGATTCGGTCATTTCATTCAATGATGGCACGCTGACTTTCACCATTGCCCCGGCTGTCAGTGCCTATGATGTTTATATCAAGGGGCACAAGTTCACAAAGACGGCATCCGCATCAATCACAATCCCAAGTGCAGCCGGGAACCATTACTTTTATTTTGACGTGACCGGTACGCTATCCACCACACAAGTCATTGATTCGGAATTCTTCCAAAACAACGCTTTCATTTCGATTGTCTATTGGAATACCGATACCAATTCAAGCACCTATTTTGCCGAAGAACGGCATGGCTTGATCATGGACGGAATGACGCATTCCTATTTGCACACCGTCTTCGGTGCCCGGTATCTTTCGGGCGGTGCGCTTCAGGGTTTCAGTGTTGACGGCACCGGGAACATTGCGGCCAATGCCCAATTCACCGGTGATTCGGGATCAATCAGGGATGAAGATATTCTGATTCAGTATCTTGCCCAAGCGACAATCCCAATCCTTTACCGGCAAGGGGTGCTTTGGAGGAAAAAGGCGGCCGATTCCTTCCCTGTAATTTATTCGGGCACGGCCGGATACACCGGGGCAAATGGCCGGCTTCCTTACAACCAACTTATTTCCGGGAATTGGCAATTGACCCAAGTTGCCAACAATCAATTTGTCTTGGTCCACATTTTTGCAACCAATGACCGAAACAATCCTATTGTTGGGATTCAGGGGGTTGCAGAATACACTTCAATTTCGGGCGCACGGACGGGGGCATTGTCTGAAATTGCATCCCTTGCCGGGCTACCGTTTGCTGAATTCGTGGCATTGGGGTCCGTTATCTTTGAAACAGCTAACACCTACACAAACACACCGAAAGCCCGGGTGCGCTCAACCGATACCGGGGCAAATTATGTGGATTTTAGGGGCACGCAACCCTATGCGCCGGCAGCCGGCACAGCTACTTCACACGGTTTGCTTTCTGGTCTTTCAAATGATGATCACCTTCAGTACCATACAGATGCAAGGGGTGATGTTAGGTATTACACAAAGGCCGAAAGTGACCTTTTGATGAAGGTCAACGCAATCATTTTTGGGTGACAATATGAAAAGAATTCTTCCAATCAGCAACTTCACTTTCACGCCATCACTGAACCGGGTGGATTTCAGCCCAATGGGTGGTGGATTCAAGAAAGAGAACCTTTATGCGGTGATCAATATCACAACCGGAAAATTGGTTTATGCGGTGGCATCGGTTTCTTCGGGATTTGGTGGCACGTTTGCCGGAAACATTTTGACTTATTCTTCATCGAATGCCGGGCAATTGGCATCCGACACCCTGCAAGTCATCTATGATGATGAAACGGCCGTGCAAAATATCACGGGAACGGTGAGCATCCAAGACCCGGCAAACGTGACAGGCACTTTGGGTGCTGCCCATGCTGTACCGGCGGCAATTCATGATGGATCAGGAACCTATCAAATCCTTTCAACCCCGGACCCCGTAACGCTTCGGGAAGGTTTAGACATTAACGTTCAAAGCGCAAGCGTGCAGGGTTTGCTTAATAACCCGTTGCCGCTTCCCTATCAGAACCAAGCCTTGAGTGTTGGTTATATCAACGGCGGTGACCTTGTGGCACCGGCCATGAACATTGGAACCAATGAATTGATTGTGGATGCCACACAAAATGGCAATCTTCCGGTGAGCATTGATGCCGTAACCACACCGATCACGGTTGACATTGGTTCGGTTCTGACTTCTCTTCCGGTTGACGTGCAATCAGTTGCCGTCACGGTTCCGGTTTCTGCCGCATCACTTCCATTGCCAACCGGTGCGTCCACAGAAACAACACTTGCGGCGGTGTCTGGAAAGCTTCCCGCAACACTTGGTCAAAAGACCATGGCCAATTCAATGGCCGTTGTTTTGCCATCTGATCAGGTGGTGCCAGTATCGCAAAATGAAACATACACAACGGGTGCCCTGACTCTTTCGCTTGCCAACAACATTTTCAATGCCGTTGCCGGTCCAAATTCCACCGATGCGTTGGGATTCAAAACAGGATCGGTTCAACTTGTCACAAGCGCAACCACCGGTTCTTTGATTTTTGAGCATTCAAATGACAACATCAATTATCAGCCAATGCCGGTGTTTCGGACGGATTCGGCTTCACCAAACGCCATTGTCGCAGCATTCACCCCGGTTGCATCAAGCTTTGTTTACCATTTCCCAATCAAAGCAAGATATATTCGTTGCAGGATTGCAACGGCATTGAACCAAAACGCCCAAGCGTTTCTTCGATTGTCACAAGAATCATGGACACCGATTGTGCCACAAGTGGTCAACGCAACGGCTGCCAACTTGAATGCTACTGTTTCAGGGTCTTTGACTTCGGCCGGCACGGTTTCAACAGTCACCACTGTGACAACCGTTGCATCTGTCACTTCAGGCAATACCGGTATTCCATTGCTTGTTGTTGACGTTGCGTCAGCGGCATTGACAACCACCACCACAACAGGAACATTGACACCAACAAACGGGGTGGCCTATCAGGTTGTCATCCCGGTCACTGTCGTGGGTGGAACAGGTCCAACGCTTGATGTTTCAATTGAGGAATCAGACGATTCAGGCACCAATTGGGTGCGTGTATATGACTTCCCAAGAATCACGGCCGTTGGTGTTTATCGCTCTGGACCGATTAAGCTTAGGGGCAACCGGGTCCGCTATGTTCAAACCGTTGGCGGCACTTCGCCTTCATTCACCCGATCCATTCAAAGGCTTCAAAGATCGGACACAATTTTCAGTCGTTTGACCATGATCAACAGAACCATTGACCCCAACACCTTGAACAGCACTTCAACGGTGCTTTACTGTGACGGTGCATCTGAATTCAATTATTATATGCGTTGTACCGCTCAAACAACGGCGGCAACAATTCAAATTCAATTCAGTGATGACAACACAAATTGGTATTCTCCGGCAACCGCAACGCTGACAACCATCAATGGCATTGTCAAAGGGAACATTGCAGATGAATATTGGCGTTTTGCCCGGGCAATCGTAACGGCACCGGGAACCGGAATCACACTTGGTGAATTTTCATTGAAAGGCGCAAGGGAATGATGATCACAATTTGGAAGATGGTCAATGACGGGTGGGAATTGGTGGAAGAATTGCAAGATGATCTTGCCTTGGCACAAAGGCTTTCAGAATTACGCACGGACGGTGAAGAATACCGGGCAGAAAAGCGTGACGGTGGATTTGCAACCGTCTTGGAGGATTAAAAATGCCAGCGTCACCATACCAAACAAAGCTTGCAAGGCTCAACAATGAGATCAACAACCAAATCATTGGTGCTTTTGCGGATGCCCAAACTGAATTGATGGCAATCAGCGCACCGCCGACAACCTACCTTGAACTTCAATGGGATGGTTCTTTTGTGAATCGTGCTTGGGACAACAACAAGGTTGTGAACTTAGACCTATCCGAACAAAACAGATTACTAAGTCAGCTTGATGGTCTTTTCAAAAAGGCTGTTTACGCATTAAATTTGCCATAATAGGAGGATGAACTATGCCGGCACCGGTTATTTTTGAAGGCGCAACTGACACCATTCTAAATGGTCAAAAAGTTTTTACAGCAAACAAGGCCAACATTGCCCAAAGCGCATTTGTCAAAATGTCGGTTTATGATCCTATTGGCATTGGCACATTTGGAAGCACGTTTGAGTGGGGTTGCCCGGATGGTCCAACCTTTATTTTCTCAATCAGCAATAGTGAAATTTTATACAATGGCACGCCATATTCTGGTCTTGGTGCTGAAGAAAAGGCCATCTTTCACAAATGGCTTCCACAGTTTTCTAAGCAATTTGTGATCAAATACAATCGAGAATTCGGAATCTAATTGATTCCAAGTTCACCGGCGCAAATGTCCCAAATGTCGTTCATCTGGTAGGGCACGGTGGTTGGCAAAATCTGATAATGGTTAAATCCTCTGAGGTGAGCGATCTCGTGAATGAGATTACGGGCAATGTCATTTCGATCTTTCACAAAGAACCGATTTTGGAAGACGGTGTCAGGGATTGAATCCCGGACATACCCAATCACCCCAAAAAGGTGATTTTCAAAAAAGCTTCCTGTGTAATAAATGACATGAATGCCTTTCACACCCGAGCGCAACCGGTTGAATATTTCCTGATTGTTCATGCCGTCCGTTTCGGTGAAATCCCGGGAGAACAATTCCCGGGCAAAACAGTTTGATGAATAAACAATGTTGAGATTTTCAACGGCTGCGGCAAGTTCAAGAATTTCGGACCGGGTGCCCTTCGCTGAAAGCAATTCCACAAATGGCACTTCAATCAGTTGGACCGGTTCAAGGTAGGTGATTGCCGGGGTCATGATGCCTTTCACGTCTGGAATAAAAAAGACCACACCCATTGCGAACAACAAAACAGCCAAGCGCAAAATCATCATCCCTTGAATACCTTTCCCCCGAAAGAAAACTGACCATTGAAAATTTTTGGGCAATAGAAAGAAAAGGCACCATCCCGGCGCACTTCGAAGACCCCGAAGGCATGGACCCAATTGTTGGGCCGTCCCTTCAGGAATGGCGCATCAAGCCGGCACAGGCACCCAAGGCTTGCCGCTTCAATCTGGCCATTCATGGTTGGTTCATGGTGGGTCAAAACATCATGGGTGTGAAAATAGTAAATGTTGCCCTTGATCAGATTCAGGTGTTTCTTTGCTGCACTTGGTCCAGTGAACAGCCCATGGGTGAAATGAAGCTTTCCAATTTTCAGAATCTCATTGACCGGGATCAGGGGAATGCCCCGGGCCGGCAAGTCTAGCAGACTGGAAAGGTCGGGCATCAAGCCCAGTTCATCAAGGCCGAAAAAGAATTCCGGCATTTTGGCAACCATGGCTTGTCTGATCCAGTCTTCGTGATTGCCTTCGATATATAAAAGGTCACCAGACGCACACAATTTCGATTTAAGCGCATCCAAAGCCTTCCTTGCTTCCATGACCTCAGGAATGAAAGACTTCGGCTTAAGGTCATTTGAAGGCCAATGGGAAATCCCCTCAGCGTCAAGAAAGTCACCCCCGATGATGTGCAAATGTGGACGGAAATGATCAAGAAATGAAAGCATTGCACCAACCGCCCGGTCATCCCGGTGCTTCATGTGGGTGTCGGGTTGTGCCGTGATGCGTAGGATTTCCGGGTTGCCGTGCTTTTCAAACAATTCATCAAGGTCAAGTTCATGAACCTTGAAGCTTTCAATCTGGCGTTTCTTCCATTTGAACTTTTGTGGCTTTTCTTTCTTGTTCGGTTCAAGGCCGGCAGCGTGAAGAAACGGGGTGAATCCCCCGAAGTGCCGGGAATAGGCTTCCCCGTGTTCCTTTCGGAATTCGTCCCGGGTTGGCACACGCCCCAAATCGGATGCGAGTGCCTTCAATTTTTGAAGCAAGGCAACCTTCGCATCCATGCACTTTAATTGTTGCACACCCTCGAGGGATTAAAAGAGAATTATTTCAATGAAAGTGCCAAGCAAGATTAAGATCAAAGGCCGGGTGTTTTATCAGGTGGTTTGGGCCGATGAAATCAAGGGCAATCCTGACACCATGGGATTGTCCGAACCAAATGAGAAGACAATTTATTTGAAGCTTGGAATGTCAGAATCCGAAACACTGAAGACCCTGATTCATGAAGTCATCCATGCAATCGAGTTTGAATGGAATGAACCAATCCCCCACCGGATCACCTACACTTTGGAAGAAGGGATTTTCAAAGTGCTGAAGTTGAATAAGTGGATTTGATCAGCTTGCCCAATCCGAACAGGTGACCTTTTGCCCCTTAGCAATTGGCAATTCAATGAAGGAATCTTCAAAGTCAGTCAGGCGGGTTTTCTTTTTCACCCTTGTCCCGGCCGCAACGTCATCAAGCTTGAACCAAACAAAGCGATTCATTTCCTTATTCATGACCACAAAAATCATGGGCCGGTGTTGGAAGATTCTTTCTTTTCGGCTTGGGATGTGAACCGTCTTGAACGGGAACCGTGCCCCGGTCCAATTGTGCTTCACTTCGATTTCAACAAATCCCTGAAATACGCTTCCCCGGTAGGCAATTAGGTCCGGCCCGAAAATGTCGGGATTGTCCACCAAGTGCAACCCCCACATTTCGGCAAAAGATTGGCGCACCCGTGCCCGGGCCGGTCCGTCATTCTGGTCATGCAATTCTTTTGAAAACGGTTTTTTCATACCGAAGCCAAGGCATCCCGGGCAATGCGTGTGTCTTTGGCTATGACTTCGGCACATTGTTCAACGCCTTGGTTTGTCCAAAAAGATTTCCGAGAATGTTCCGGAAAATCAAATGATGCAATTTCCATAAGTGCTTTTTTTAGTTTGTTATAGTCAGCCAAAAATTTTTTGATTTCTCGGTCGGTCATTTTTTTGTCCTTTCTTTTGGGGTGGGGCAAGTGCAAATGAAAATCAAACAGCTTGGTTGGTGTGTCATTGGAAGTTTGCCAGTCTGAAAAAGATAGGCCAAAAAGTCAGGTGGAAGACCACCAAAAAAAAGGCAATGTCTTTGACCGATATTCTCACAACGATTTCGGACCGGTAGTTTTCAACTTTCTTTTCCATCACCATTCCCCTTCCAATGCTTCATTTGCAATCTGGACGGCCGTCTCATAATCGCCTTCACAATCTATGACCTCATAAAGGGCGGACCGATAGGTGGAAATTTCCCCCTGCAAATGAGTTACATAGTCAATCAATTGTTCACGTGTTAATTCTTCAGGCTTCACCATTGTTTTTTTCCTTTCCTAAAATGACCCGGTGGATGTTGCTTCAACCGTGCAGAATCGAAAATTGCACAATTCACCCACCGGGGCAATCCATTGGCCTATTCCAATGAATCTTTCAAAATGTCGTCAAAGTTATTGTCCAGAAAGCTTGCCCAATCTGAAGAATGAATGCACCGGTTGTTGCCGGCATTGTTGTCATCAAGATCAACCTTGGTCAGTGCCCGGATTGCCGCCGCAAAGCCTTCCTTGACCCCGACCCGATAGGCCGCTTCCCTAGTTTGTGGGTTGTGGGTTTCAAGCATTGTCTTTGTGTTCATTTGAAATCACCCTTTCAGTCATGCCACGCTTGGTGGCGAATTGGTTCCAAGCATTGATTGCTTGTTCCTTGGTTTCAAAACAGCCAACGTAAACCCTTTCACGGTTGATGGTGGTTTTGACCACCCACCGGTAGGCTTCCCCGTTGCGCTTCATCAGAAACACGCACCCGGGCTTTGCAAGCACCCTATTCATTTGCGCACCCCCGCCCGGTCCGTTGCCGTGAAAACGCTTTTTAGCAAGTGGAAAACCCCAAGGCCGAGCAATCCACCGAAGACCACACAAAGGCCAAAGCAAATGCACATACCGCACAAGAAAAGAAATTCTCCGAACATCATTCAGACCCCCTTTTTTTCATGCACCTTTGGCAAGTGCGGCCAATCAATACGGTTACAAGTTCGCCACACTGTCGGCATGGAGTGCGCCGGCAATCGGCGCAATTCTCATGTTTGGACCCGTGAGGCTTCCCACATTTTTTGCAGGGGGAATAAATCCCCGAGCGCATTTTATATTTGAAATTTGGATCAGTTGAATTCATGTGAACATCCAGACAAAGAAATAGGCCGGCAAGATTACAAGGGCGCAAAACATTGCCAACAATTCGAGTGCTTCAAAGGATTCCATGGTTTTGATTCCGTTTTAATTCGGCGGGGGTGTGGTTTTTTAGACCATCCCCCACCGGGTCCAATAGAAAGGAACCACCCGCAACTATTTGGACCCCTTTTTCAGTCTGATAAAATCTTCAACCATTTGGATGAATTCAATGCCTTGTGCATTCAGCGGCTTGCCTTGTTCTTCGGCCGAATTCTGAAGCCAAGTAGCAAACCCAACCGCATCATCAAGGCCGATTTCTTCAAGAGTCATGCCCTTATACTTTTTCGAGAATGGCACCACATAAGTCAGGCAAGCGTCATCACCCGGGGCATTGTCAAAGCTTGGTTCACCTTCCCCGTTAGAAGACACGGGGGAAATTGTATCTTCAAACGGGGCCGGGGATTGTTGTGCTGCCTTTGGTTGCGTCTTCACAGCTGTTTGCGGCAGCACCACATTTTTGATTTCTTTTGTTTCGGGTTGCGCTTGGGCCATTTCTTCAGAAGTGTAAAGGCCAGAAAGGTCATTTGGGAAAGCCTTTCGAAGTGCAAGCGATTCGGCAACCTTGGCAATCATCAGCCCGGGCATCTTTGCCCACATGAAAGTCAGGCTTCCATCATTCTTTCGTTGGGCATATTCATCGAAGATTGCGATTGCCGTCAACGCTTCCCGGAATCCTTTCTTGTACACGCCAACCTTGCAAGCGGCCGGTGGGGTTTTCTTGAGCCATACGTCAACCCATTTGCCGTCATCACCGCACCATTGTGGTTGTGTCTGACCCTCATATTGCCCGGACCTTTCGGCAACCAGACGGAAGCCGTCAATGCTAGTCTGAATCTGGACCTTTCCTTTGTGGTCTTTGATGAAATAAATTTGTCGGGTGATCGGATCAAGCCCGGTGCGCTTGCATTGCTCAACAAAGAATTGCAATTCAAGATCAGTTGCACCTTGGGCAACCGTGGCCTTGATCAGCGCAACCTTGTCTTGCGTGAATGTGTTTTGGATTTGTGTGTTGGTTGTGGTTACGACAGAAACGGATTGATTGTTCATCTGATTGGTTCCTTTCATTGCTTGTTCAGATTTACTTTGACATAGGTTGTACCTTTTTTTCGGTACTGATTCAAGTCAACATTTTTTAATTCTGGAATTTTTTTGTAATCAACGGACCCCTCACGCTCAACAAGTTGAATGTTGATCCCCTCACCCTGCACTTGGGTTGCGCCATTCTCGGAAAGAATCTTTTGGGCAAGGGTTTTGATTTCTTCGTCCAGTGCGTCCAACGCTTTTGCCGCTTCAACCGAAGCGCATTTCAATGCGTGAAGCTTCACAATGTCGGGTGATGCCAGTGAAAGCACCGGTGCCGGCAATGTCCCGGCCTTGATTGCGTCAAGGTCTGAAAGAAAAGCTTCGGCCGATTGAAACAATGATTGTTGAAAAGCCTTATCGGCCTTCACTTCCTTGACGGAAAGTTCACCGTTGTGGACAAAGGCAAGCCAAGTGGTGGAATATCCAGTCACCGCCATTTGCCATTGCACTTGGGCAAAGTAGTGGTCAGGGGTGCTTTCCACATAGGCCGCAAATTTCTGCACGGTTGTGCATGACTTCACTTCCAAAAGCAATTCCCGATCAGCGTCAAGGCCATCAAGGGATGCAAAGAACCGGGCATTGATGCCGGATTCGATAACGGCCGGTTGGAAGTTGAAGCCTTGCCCATTCAATCGGTCACGCACCACCGCCTCCCATTCATGACCGGCGGCAAAGATGCCCTTTTGGTATTCGGTCAATTCCTTGGTGTGCCCCAATTTTTCCATCATCACTTCCCCCCGTTTTTTGAATGCGCCTTCAGACCCATGGATTGAAGCAATGTCACTGCCCCCAATCCCGTTCACCCGGTACGCAAGCCATTCAGGGGTGCCTTGTTCAAGGTTGATTTTCTTGATTGTCATTGTGGTTCCTTTCGTGTTGTTTGGTTCACTTGCTTATTGCAAGTTTTCGGTTGATTCCGAAACGTTTTGAATAATCGGGTCAAGTTCGCTGAAGAATCCAAAGCGGATGCGCCCGGTCTTGTCATCGGTTTCAATGCAAACGGCCGTGCAATTCCATTCGAAGGTCTTGGATCGAAGGCCGGCACCTTCCGGTGACTGGTAATAAAAAAAGATTGGGGTGTTGTCGGGCAAATCGTGGGAATCGAGAACGGTTCGAAGTGCCCCAAGGGTTTGGATTTCAGGCTTTGCCATTTGTGTGGTTCCTTTCGGTGTTGTTGTTGGGATCAATTTACTTCATGTCAAAACTGACTGCAAGGCTAAAATGGCAAATCTTCATCATCATCCGGACCTGCCGCCATTGCCCGGAAATCGGTCTTGAACTTGACCGGGTCTTTTTTGGTTTCGGCTTGGTGCTTTCTGACCATGACCGGGGCGGCACCATCGGCATCCGGAGTGAAGTCTTTGGCATAGTCCAGACCCCACACCGGGATTCTGTCGGAATAGTTTTGGCCAATCGCACATGAACACCGGAAGCCATAAACACCGATCAATTCCCGATGGTGTGCAACCACCCACCCGGTTGATTTGCAGAATGCGCAACTTGGGTTGAAGGTCTTCATTCAATGGCCGCCTTTCTTGTGAATTGCCCAATCAGCTTTTGCGCTTCCCCGGTGCCGATCTGGTCCGGGAAGTTTTGCGGTTGGTTCAAGGTGCCATTGATTGCTTTCTTGTTCACGGTTTGGGCAAGGCCACGGATTTGGGCAAAGAAAGTGCCCTTGTTTTCTTCGGTCAATTCGGCACAGATGGTGGACCACCCGCCCATGCGTTGCACGCATTCCCACCCGATTTGGCCGATCCATTCCCGGGCTTCGGTGCTTCGGTATGAACCGAACTTGGAAACCGCCCCAATGACTTTTGAAGCAACGTCTTGCCCAAGGTCCAAATCCGTTTCAACCGGCTTCACAATGGCAATCAGGGCCGATGGAAGCGGAAAGAATTTGTTTGCCGGGTTGCGCCGGTATTCCTTGCAAGCCTTCACAAGTTCATCAGGTGAAAGGCACGACAAATCTTCAGCGTACATTGCAAACTGCATTGGGGTGATTTGGGTCCGGTAATATGCGGCCAAGGCTTCAAGGATTTCAACGATTGCTTTTTTCATGACTCAACCCCCATAAGCTTCAGGGCAGCTTTTGCCGCCATTGCGTTGCTTGCTTCCCGGGCTTCCCCGTCTGACTGCCGGCTTGGTGCCACCCGTCTTGAGTCCCAAGCTCGAGCAAGCCAATTGTTTAGGAACCGGGCAAAGTCTTTCTTGCGCCTTGCCGGGTTTGATTCTTCCCATGCCACCGCCTTCAGTGCTTCCCCCTTGATGAAGGCCGAATCCGGAAAGGCTAACAGCATTGCGTCAAGTTGGGTTGGCTTCACCCCCCTTTCAAGCCAAAGTGATTTCAATTCACCAACACCATCAGGGAAGACAATCGAAGATTGCTCTGACCTAGTAGTGTTTTGTTCTGTTCTGTTCTGTTCTGTTCTGTTCTGTTCTGTTCTGTGTCGTTCGGATTCTGTACAGACTCTGTACGCAATCTGTACAGATTCAATCTTTTCAATGGTTTGCATGAGGATTTTTGGGGTCATCAAATTAAGCCGACACCAATGGTCAACGAATAGCTCAATTTTTCCGTGTTTATTCTGTTTTGAGACCTCACAAAGTAGGAACACCAAACACAGCTTTTCTTCGTTGGAAAGGTCATTCAGTTTTGGGTCCAAAGGGAAGTCATTTGATAGCGCAAACCAATGGTGACGCTTGTAGTCTTTTCGGGGGTGGAA